TTTCCAGCAGTCGGCGGGGCAGCACCTGACGCGCAGACCGTTGACCTATCATTCATAGTGGTGGGAACACCTACTGAAACTTTCAGTTAAAAACTACTAATCGGGAGACAAAATGAAGTTACCAATCACAATTGAATATAACGACGGGACGCAGATTACTTATACGGCTGCGCCACCTGAATGGGTTCGTTGGGAAAAACATTCGGGTCATACCATTTCCCAAGCGCAGGAAAAAATCGGTATATCCGATTTAGTATTTCTTGCATATCACGCCATGAAACGCGAAGCAGCTGGGAAACCAGTCAAGCCAATCGAAGCATGGACGGAAACGATTTCCGAAGTGATAGTGGGTGAGGCAAACCCAAAAGCCACGCAGTCGGAAGCCTCAGCAGAATAGTTTGGGAGATAGCCCTGGCAACGGGGCTATCACCAAACGAATTTGAATCAGCCGAAGACATTTTGACGGTCATTGAGATTTTGGAAAGGCGAGCAAATGGCAACTGACGCAATCGCTTATGACAAAAATGAGTTGCGTGCCATTGTGCGTTCATTCAAAGCAATGGACGAAGAAGCAACAAATCAAGCAAAAGTGGCAACCAGCGAATTGGCAACTTGGGTTCGTGGCAAAATTGTTGACGCCGCAGGGCGTACAAATAACCGATTGGACGACCGCGTTGCAGCGGGTGCAAAGGTTTCTAAATCTTCCAAAATTGGAGAAATCAGTTTTGGTTTTGCAGGTCAAAAACTAAGCGGTGGCGGCACAACGCAACAACTTTGGGGCGGTGCTGAATTTGGTTCAAACCGTTTAAAGCAATTTCCAGTGTGGTCAGGTCGCGAAGGTCGTGGGTCACGCGGTTGGTTTATTTATCCAACACTTAGAAGCGTTCAGCCTGAAATTGTCCGTCGCTGGGAAGAATCGTTTTCAAAGATAGTGAAGGAGTATGACTAATGGCTGGTAGTCGCACACTTAAACTTTCCATTCTCGGTGACGTTGATAATCTCAACAAGTCGCTGAAATCTGCAACCCAAGACGTTGACACATTTGGGGACAAGATTGGCAAGACTGGCAAAATGATTGGCGCGGCCTTTGTTGCCGCTGCCGCTGCTGCTGGTGCTTATGCCGTCAAAATTGGCATTGAAGGCGTCAAAGCCGCCATAGAAGATGAAAAGGCGCAGACACAATTAGCCCTAGCGTTAGAGAACGCCACAGGGGCAACCAAGGGGCAAATAGCAGCAACTGAGCAATCTATTCTTAAAATGTCTTTGGCAACGGGTGTGGCTGACGACCAACTACGTCCAGCCCTGGCGCGCCTAGTCAGAAGTACGTCTGATACTGAAAAAGCGCAGGAACTATTGGCGACCGCATTGGACGTTGCAACCGCAACTGGCAAGCCACTTGAAACAGTTGCCAATGCACTGGGTAAGGCTTATGACGGAAATACGGCAAGCCTGGGCAAATTAGGCATAGGACTTTCAGCTGCTGAATTAAAAACAATGAACTTCACACAGGTGCAAGGCAAATTGTCAGATTTATTTGGGGGCGCAGCAGCCCGCAACGCTGACACCTACGCGGGACGCATTGCTCGTATGCAAGTGGCATTTGATGAAGCCAAAGAAACAATTGGGTTTGCTTTATTGCCGATACTTGAAAAGGTTATCAACTTCATCAATGACAACGCATTGCCAGCAATCAACGCATTTTCAAAGGCATTTAGTCTTGACGGCAATGGACTTGGTGGAACAATCACAACGGTTGGCAACATCATCACCAGTGTTTTTACGCCAATCATAAATGGTTTGGTCAAGGCGTTTTCATACGTCAAAAATGCTATTGGCGACAACCTTGACACCTTCAAAACGTTTGGTTCATATATTGCCACTTACCTTGCACCAGTTATCGGCACGGTACTTGGTGGGGCATTGCAGGTTGCAGGCAAGATTGCAGGTGGCGTCATTGACGTCATTGCAGGCGTGGTCAGAATTTTAAACGGTTTAATTTCAGGCGCGGTTGCTGGAATTAACGCCTTAATTTCTGCCTACAATGCCATTCCATTTTTGCCTAACGTTTCAAAAATTTCAACGCCAACGGTTAGCGTGCCTACAATTAAGACACCAACCGTTTCAACTATTGTGCCAACAATTCCAAGCATTTCGACAACCTCAGGGGGTGGGGGAACTACTGCCTCAGGCGGTGGCGTGGCTAAGGCTGCGAGCGTTGCTGCCAGTGTCGCTGCGTCAGTGGCTGGTGGTGGTGGATTTACTGATTCACAGAACGCGGCGCGGTTGGCAGCTATGGGGGGCGGTGGTTTCACCGATTCACAAAATGCAGCCCGTATCAGCATTACGGTTAACGGGGCAATTGACAAAGAAGGAACTGCCCGAACAATTGTTGAAACCCTCAATAGTTCTTACTATCGTGGCACGGGTGGTGCAACCGCGCTTGTGGCAATCTAATGACACAGTGGAATCCCGTTTGGCTGGTTGAAATTGACGGCGTTGAATACACAGACGCAGTTTTGGCAAACTTGGTCATTCGTAGTGGTCGGACAAATATCTATGAGCAAGCCCAAGCGGGTTATGTCAACCTTCAGTTAATTGACCTTGCACAAACCACCATTCCAGTGGCAATCAACTCAACAATTAGTGTTTCGGTCAAAGATACGGCGGGCACGTTCGTTGCAATCTTTGGTGGCAACGTCGTTGATATTGGCTTGGAAGTGCGTGACGTCGGTTCAACTATGTTCACGCAGACGTATTCAATTACCGCGCTGGGGGCGTTGGCACGTTTGCCAAAAGCCTTGACCAACGGTGTTTTGTCTAAAGATTTTGACGGCAATCAGATTTATACAATTCTTTCAGAATTATTGCTAGAAAATTGGAGTGAGGTTGCTGGTGCAGTCACTTGGGCAACTTATACGGCTGGTATAACTTGGGCTAATGCTGGCGGGGGTTCACTGGGAGAAATTGACCAGCCTGGCGACTATGAATTGGCAGCACGTTCAAGCGACCGCACCGATATTTATTCACTTGTTTCAGCCCTGGCAACTTCAGGCCTTGGTTATATTTATGAAGACGCCCAGGGGCGCATTTCTTATGCTGACGCAACGCACCGCAGTCAATATCTCGTGGCAAATGGATATGTGCAACTGACTGCAAATCAAGCCCGTGCAGCTGGATTACGCACTGAAACCCGTGCAGGCGACGTTCGTAACAACCTAACAATCAAATATAACGCAACCAGCAGTGCTGAAGTAAGCGCAAGCGACGCCAATTCAATTAGTGATTACGGAACACTTTCACAAATTATCACAACTACACTTCACAAATCAGCGGACGCAACTACCCAAGCAAATTTCTATTTGGCATTACGCAAAGACCCACAGGCAATTTTTAGCGAAATTACATTTGACCTGACAAACCCTGAATTGGACAACGCTGACCGTGATGACCTTATTGGAACATTCATGGGTCAACCAGTGGCAATCAATGATTTGCCCGCCAATATGGGGTCAATCTTTCAAGGGTTCGTTGAAGGTTGGGCGTTCCAGGCCTCATACAACCAAGTATCGGTTTCGCTAATCGTATCCCCAACGGCATATTCATTGCAGTCATTGTCTTGGGACGAAATTTTGAACACATTTATTTGGTCGGGCGTGTCGCCAACGCTTGACTGGCAACGTGCAACAATTATCACCTAAGAAGGAGAAAATATGACAAACCCAACAACCCCATTTTCGTGGCAAATGCCTACTTCGACCGATTTGGTCACGGATTTGCCCGCAGATTTTGAAGTATTTGGACAAGCCGTTGCCACTTCAATGGCTGATTTGCTTGGTGGCACAACAGGTCAAATTCTTTCAAAGGCTTCAAATACCGATATGGATTTTACTTGGGTCACAAATGACGTTGGTGATATAACTGCCGTCACTGCGGGTACTGGTATTACAGGCGGGGGAACTTCAGGTGCGGTAACAATTACAAATGATATGGCGACAACAATTACGACCGCAGGTGATTTGATTAGAGGAACAGGTTCAGGAACGTATTCACGTCTTGGCATTGGTTCAACGGGTCAGGTTTTAACGGTAGTTTCAGGCGCACCCGCTTGGGCTGCAGCTGCTGGTGGCGCAACATTTTCAGGTTGCATGCTCATAAATTCAGCCAACATCTCTATTTCCAATGCAAGTCAAACAACGTTAACATGGGACAGCGAAGAAATTGACGTTGACGGTTATCACAGCACTGCAACAAATACTGGACGTATAACAATTCCAACTGGAAAAACTGGCAAATTTCTCATTTCCGCACAATTACGTTTTTCACCAAGTGCAACAGGTCGCAGAATTCTATATATTTACAAGAATGGCACGACTGAATTATGGAGTGCCCAAGTTAATGGAACGGCCACAAATGACACAGTTTTTACTGGTAATTATGTAATTAGTTTAACTGCTGGGGATTATTTGGAATGTCGAACATATCAAAATTCAGGCGGGGCATTAGACCTACAAGGCCCTGCGCCTTATTCATATTTTTCAGCAACATACTTGGGGGCATAAAATGATTCAATTTACTAAGCCAAAAAATCTCAATGGGGCAGAATTGCTCAATGAATTAAATAGTGCTGGCATTTCAATTGACAAACCACCGTTTATTGACGGTAATCAAAATTTGTGGCTTGATATTGCTGACACCGACAAAACAAAAGCGTCTGAAATTGTTAATCTTCACAATGGCACAATGATTATTCCTGAATCATCTATTGAAGATAAATTGGCCAGTGTTGGTTTATCAGTTGCCGATTTAAAGACTGCGTTAGGATTATGATTTACCCAATTGGCACTTCAGCTGCGTTGATTGAAATTGCAAAGGCTGAAATTGGCACAATTGAGGAAGGAAACAACCTCACTAAGTACGGCAAATTTACAAAAGCCGACGGATTACCTTGGTGCGGTTCTTTCGTTAATTGGTGTGCAGCACAAGCAGGCGTCAAGATTCATTCAGTCGTTGGCACTGCCGTTGGCGCACATAAATTTAAAGAAATCAACCGTTGGTCAAATATTCCGCAATTGGGTTATTTGGCTTTTATGGATTTCCCACATGACGGCATTGACCGCATTTCACACGTTGGAATTGTTGTCGGTTTAATTGACGACAAGCAATGCCTAACCATTGAGGGCAACACTAGCGGAACAGGCGACCAGCGAAATGGTGGCATGGTCATGGTGAAGGTGCGCAACGTTGGCAAAGAAATTGTTGGGTTTGGAATTCCCAAATTCGTACCTTACAAGGGCGAACACCCAACAGTTGAAATACCAAAATCGGGAGAAAAACCGACAAAGGAGAGAACAAAAAAATGGACAAAGCCAAAGCCTTAATTGCCTCATGGGCACGCTCATTCATGGCAGCAGCACTAGCCTTATACATGGCGGGTGTGACAGACCCAAAGACACTTGCACTTGCAGGTGTTGCAGCAATTGCACCAGTTGTTTTGCGCTGGTTAAATCCGCAGGATAAGAGTTTCGGGTTAACGGGGAAATAACCCGAAAACTCACGGCAGCAGGATTGGCTTGGGCACTTGCGCTAATCCTGACTGCGTGTGGGTATCAGGGTTGGACACGTTATGAGTGCCAAGAATATGAAAACTGGTCAAAATCTGAGTGCCAAAAACCGCAATGCGTCCCCACTGGAACGTGTACTGACGACATACTTGGATTCTCAACATTACAAACCAGCACGCCGTCGAACCCCTGAGGACGTTCACGCGCAGCTAATTTTAATTATTGGTTCAACACTTGCAGCGGTGTTTTTGATTGTCACCGTTGGCATAACCTATGCGCTAATTTTTGTCACCCAGCCAATTGGGGCACAAGCACCCAACGACGCAGCCTTTATTGACCTATTGAAAACCCTGGCCATTTTCTTGACTGGTTCGCTGGGCGGTGTACTTGCTGGAAACGGACTAAAATCCAAGCCAAAGTCAGGTGACACGCCGACAAACACGCAAGGTTCTTGATTTGGCGCGCCTTATGCGTCACCCTGAGTGCAGGTGGTAGTCGTTACCACCAAGAATCGGGAGAATTCAAAATGGTCGTTGACTTATTAGACCCGCAGACTTTGCGGGCTTTATTTCTAATCGGTGTACTTTGCACCTTAGCCGCTGCCCTGGGTTATTCATGGGGACACAAAGACGGAAGCCGTGAAGGATACACACGCGGGCGTGCAATCAGCCGTCACATTTCACAGTCAAAAAGGGAAGTGAAATAAATGGGATTCCTGGATAATTACGAAGCAAGCCGTGAGCGTTTAGAACGTTGGCTAAAGACTTACCCGCTAGGACGCATTGAAACCAGCATTGTTGAATTCAGTGCTGACAAGGGTTATGTCCTAGTTGAAGCGAAGGCGTTTCGCCACGAAGACGATACGCGTCCAGCAGCGGTTGATTTTGCTTATGGCTACCAAGGCGCATACCAACAGAACATGAAGCGTTGGTTTGTCGAAGATACAGTCACTTCAGCGATTATGAGGGTGCAACAACTTGTCATGGGCGGTGCTGAGAGAAGCACCAAAGAGATAATGGAACAAGTTGAGAAGACTTCAGCAAAGGTTGCAAACACTGACAAGGACTATGACTACTGGACAACCAAATTTGGTGACGTTCCAAGTTACAAAACTGAAGAAGACATGGAAGCAGCTGGTGTTCCAACTTTGGCTTCAGGTGTCAAAGAGATTGCAAAGCAACTGGGCGGTGAATTGGTTGCAGAAGCACCGCAATGTCGTCATGGCCACCGTGTTTTCCGCAGCGGAAACAGTGCGAAGACTGGCAAAGACTGGGCAAATTACTCATGCGTAGGACGCAAGCCTGACCAGTGTGACCCCGTGTGGCTAGTCCTTACCAGCGACGGAACTTGGAAGCCACAAATATGAGCGACTACGTAGAGATAATCAACCCAAGAACTATGACGTGCAAACTCATGAAGAATGGAGAAATCATTGCTGAATACAAAGTTGAGCAATGCGATAAGTGTTCAAGTCTTGTCAAGTTTGACGAATTTGGTTATCAAAAAGGTTACGGTAATGAAAAGATTATTTGGTTTTGTGTGGGTTGCCGTTGAAAATGACCTTGACGCGTGAGGAAGAATTTAAATGTCACGACGCAGCAATACATTTGGCAAAAGCCAACTCGGACTATTGGCAAACACGTCCAGGCGGTTACTCAACTGAGAAAACACTTCATGACTTAATTGCACAAGACGCGCAAAGTATCGGCAGCGAATGGGTTGTTGCTAAATACCTCAACGTTGAGTTTGACCCGTTTGAGCAAAAAGGCAAAACCAAGGCTGACGTAGGTTCACACTTTGAAGTGCGTTGGACTAAGTACGTGTCAGGGCAGCTGATAATTCACGAATATGACCGCACTGACGACGTGGCAATCCTGGTCACTGGTGAATCACCTCATTTCTTCATTGCGGGTTGGATTCCCATTGCCATGGCAAAGCGTCCTAAGTACCGACACAGTAAGCAACCCAATTGGTGGGTCACACAAATCAACTTGCAACCTATTGAGAATCTTAGGAGAAGCAACTATGGACACAGTCCAGTTTGAGTGCAGAAAATGCAAAAAGGTAACAAAACAAGTAATCCACAAGGTGACGGACAACCTTCCCAACGGTGTGGAAGTGATTCAATGCACCAAGTGCGAAGTCATGGGCGTTGCGCAGATAGGGACTTCAAATGCCAATCTATGAGTTTAAATGCACGGTGTGCCAAATCAGTGTTGAGGTGGATAAGTCAATCCACGACGAACACAACCCAATCTGCTGCGGTCAAAACATGAGCCGCATTTACTCAACCTTTGGGATTTCCTTTAAAGGCACGGGCTGGGGTGGAAAGTGATTGTGGTGCTTATGGGAATTCCTGGGGCTGGCAAGTCAACATGGGTTTTCAAGCATAAAACAGGTTTTGAACACGTCTTTAACACTGAAGCGGTACGAATGAACCGTGAATTAGACATTGCAACCTTTATGCACATGCAACGCCACAAAGCCATTGTTGCGGTGGAATCAGGAAAAGACCTTATTGCTGACGGTACGCACACAATTAAAACGCACAGGCAAGTGTGGCTAAATTTAGCTGAGAGATTGGGCATTGAAACCAAATTGGTTGTCTTTGATACAAGATTGGAAACTTGTATTGAAGTGCAAAAACAACGCGAATTTCCAGCACCATTGAAGGTTGTGCGTGACCACCATAAACGCATGCAATTGGCAAAACTGCACGTTAAGCGTGAAGGGTGGAATTCAATTGAAGTCATTACACGTTAAAAGTTATACACAGGGGTTATCCACAGGCGTGCAAAACTTGTGGGACACGCCCAAGGCCATGCGTAAGTTATTAACTTCCTTGACAGTCGCGGTACGCTGGTTTCGCTTGAAGCGAGCCGCTGAGGCGGATTGCTCGCAAGGGCGTAATCGGCTAATGGGACGGGTCTATTTCATTTCGGCATTGCTTTCAATAACAAGCATTTCAAATGCAAA